TTTTCATTACAATAACGGATTATCAAACTCTGCCTTTAGTTCTTCTATCTTTGCATCAATAAACTTGATAGCTGCATCATTAATTTTTACATCAGCTTTGATTTCTTCTAGTTCTTTGATGATGCCGGATAGATCTACAGTCTCGTTGACTATAAACTCTTTGTTTTCTAATTGTGCAATACGATTATTGAACTCACCCCACGCCATAAAGCCACCACCGATGGCGCCAATGACACCAAGTAGTGCAGCGTATGATGATAGTTTACTGAACATTTCTTGCATTTAATAACTCCATAAGATTTCTGTATGCATCGCTAGTATTCTTTTTGTATTCCTGCATCTTTATTTGATGCTGTACTACAGGGTCCGTACCTGCAATGCTTGGCTGTGTAGCATATATGTTTTTATCGTAGCTGGCAAGACTGGCTTGTAGGAAGAACGCTGGGTCACCACCAGGCAGTTGTCTGGTGTCAAACAAAGCAGCATTTGTATCAAAATAGCTTGAAATATCGGCTTGACCTTGTGTTATTTCACGTGAAACAATTTCGTTAATAACATCCAAAGTCACACTGACTCTCTGCATTTCATTCTTTATTTTGCTTTGTATAGCTTTTTCTATAGCTGCAACTTTTATATCTAAATCAACTTCCACATCTGAGCTAGGTTGTTCTTGAGTTGGCTCCTCGATTGCTTCTTCTTGTTTGGCAATCTCTGTTGTCGGTGCTGGCTCGTCTGCAACAACTTCTTCGCTACTGGGTTGCTCTGCAATTTCTTCATTTACTATTTCCTCTTCAATTGGTTCTTCTTTTATCTCCTCCATCGCAGGTTTTTCTTCGATGGGCTCAGGTTCTGTTTCCATAACAACTTCTTCAAAGACTTCTTCGATAAACTCTTCTTGCATCTCCTCTGTAAATTCTTCTGTAAACATTTCTTCCATAACTATTTCTTCCATATACACCTCCTCCATCGGAGGCAGCTCTTCAAACATTTCTAGTGATGGCAGTTCCTCAAAAAACTCTACATCTTCAACCACGACAACATCGATTGGAATAAATTCTTCCATGACAACTTCTTCGAAATACTCAGGTTCAAAAAAGAATTCATCCATTGGTAAAATGTCAAACTCTTCTACAACCTCTATCTCTTCAAAGACAGGATTGAATGTGTATTCAATTTCTGGTGGTGGTTCAAGAAATATATCTTCTGGTATTGTAAACTCCATCAACTCAAATTGTTCTAACTGTTCTTGCACATCTTCTATCTCGTCTTGACCAGGACATGTCGGTGGGTTCTTTTGCCAACAATACACAACACTTGTGGACGTTGTGCTCGTCAGTGTGTTGTAATCAACAGTGACTACAGGATCGCGGACGTCAACACCAGCATGACCTCCGTTATAGTTTTTGTTGCCTTGTATATCAAAACTAAATCTTACAGTAAGTGTGCCGTGTTGATTTTGTGCATCTGGTGCAAGTGTAAGCTGATTAGAATATGGATTGGTTTGATAGTTATGGTTTGTTGTGTCATGAAATGTTGTGCTCTGTGTTGTAGTGTCAATACCATTAGTTGCAGTTTGCGTGAGTGTGACTGTTGACTCGACAGGATTCCACCATCGTATCTGTGCACCAAAGGTAGATGTAAAACCAAGTTGTAATTCTTCTAATGATAAATGATCGTCAGAGTCTATTGTTGTTTCTGCATACTTGCCGTCCTTGCCGGTCAACCAAGTTGACTCGTTGATATCAGAACTATCAGGAAACATTGTGCCTACCCAGCTACCGTCGTCAAAGTCTTGTGAGACTAAGTTGCCTGTGCTTGCAGGGTTACCAGATGTTATAGTTGTAATCGTTGTAGTATCACCTACGTTTGGTGTGTCTTCTAAAATTACTTCTGTTGCATTACTGGCGGAGAATATTAGTAGGCTCACCATTGCTATCAAGAATATACTTATCCTTAGCATCTATATCCTCCAGTATTTCATTGTCTACTCTCTCCATGTATCTTAGTGCTGCTACATACTCTTCATAGTCTGGTCTTTGTTTGTCGTATTTATTCCACTCATCTAATGCCTCGTCACCAATCTTACCATTGAATGGACACGGTGTACCCGCATGGGCCATAGCTGAGAAGACTCTGCTGTCTTGACAGAGTATAGATACAGCTGCAACTTTCATGTTAAAGTCAAATAATAATTTAGATAGTTTCATTCTTTCACAATTCATATCACGCTTTGTTATACCTATGCTGCCACCTATCAATGGTTTTTGTATACCAAGGCCAACGCCTACAGTACACAAATCTTGCGACATCGCTGAGATGCCTGGAGCAGATGCAGATGGTACTGTACGCGTGTCTCCCGTATAGGAATTGTTATTGTTGGTTGTAGAATTGTTTGTAGTTGTAGATGATGACGAACCTGACTGATAGTTTGTTGTTGCCTCACTGTGATAGCCACCAGTGATTGCAGTGTTTGTAGCTGAGGATCCTGTTGTAGATTGTGTGTTAGTTGTAGCGCCAGCGCCAGTTACGTCCGCAAACGCAAAGCCAATTGCAAATGCTGCTAAAAACATACTTATCGCTAATGCTAAAATTATATTTCTCATACTCCCCCCAGAGTTTGGTTAACACTTCCAGCGTCGTCTGGCTTGTCTAATCCTAGAATTAGGATCATTTCGTGTCTTTGCTGATGCTCTTTTTAGCTGACCAAGAGATCTTGCACAATAAGATTTTCTCCTTTTTGCTGCCTTACTGCCTTTTTTAACTTTACCTGTTACCGCTGTTTTTAGTTTACTTCCTGGATTAGCGCGTCTGTACGCAGCCACACCTTTTTTAGTCATACCTGCGCCTTGTTTGGTTGGTCTGTAGTTACCACCTTTGCCTGTCGTTCTTCTTATAGGTTTGTCTCGACTCATAGCATTCCTCTGTAATAGTCTTGCATGTTGACTATACCGCCGTTTGCCTTTTTAGTTCTTTTTGCAAAAGTTGCTGCTCTGTTTGGTTTTTTATCTGCTCTTCTACCACCTGCCTCTGCTTTATTTTTTCTAGCAACAGCAGATGCTTTTTGTCCTTTGGACATTCCTCTTGCTTTTGCAGCAGGCACACATTTAGGATAATTTTTTCTTTTTTCTCCCCCGGATCTTCCACACTTTGGATAAGAACCGTCAGACTTTTTGTTAGCTATGTCTACCCAGTTTTCGCCTACCCATGCTCTAAGACCCTTCTTGGCCATTTAAGCCATCGCAACGTAAGTTGTTTTCTTCCTTTTGCCACTAGCAACTTTACCACAACCGGTAGCAATTTTTTGAACAGAACCTCCGTTCGCTTTTTTATTTCTTTTCTTGCCCCCAGGTGTGACTTTGCCAGAACAAACAGCAGACGCATACATGTTAGCATAAGCCGATGGGTAAACATCAAACTTTCTTTTTGCTGCAGCTTTTCCTCTTGGACAAAGTTTAGCCATTACTTAACCTTTCCGCCTCTTCTCATAAAGCCCATTTTGTTACGGACTTTCTCAGGTAATTTTGCTAAGCCAGGATTTTTCTTGGCATCAACTTTTTTCTTACCTTTTTTCTTCTTTTTCTTTTTCATAGCTTCAACATCGCCACCACGCTTCAAACGTTTTTTCATAGCGCTGCCGCCGCCTCTTTTAAGAATTCGTTTCTTCATTCCTGCCATTTCTATATCTCCTATAAGATTGTCGTTTTAAAACCGTACCCTCATAGTAATCTGAAGGCCAGTGCTCATAATAGCCAGTCTTACGAAGATTGTCACTAGCTTTTTCTAGTTCATCAAACTTTTGTATCAAAACCATCATGAACTCGTTTTCTGGCTCCCAGTCATCTGTATCCAAAAAATCTACCGGATCATCTTCATCGTCGTCGTAAGGATGTGATCCCATTAGATAAATATCATTAGGTACCAAAACTCTATTTAGTACATCAATAACAGAAGACAACTGCTCTGGCTCATATCCTATATCGTCGCACCCAACAATAACTATTTGTATGTCTGGGTCCTTGGCTAGTTTTGCACCCTCAATAATTGTATCTTGAAAGTATGCAAAGTTATTACACTCAAGTATTCTGTATTTATTTTGTAGTCTTGCTTTACGAGCGTAAGGACATACAGGTACATCTCCTAGATGTTTGTTCTTAGGTTCAAGATATTTTTCAGACCACTCTAATATGTCGTCAGTTATCGATTTCATTTAAATGTTTTTGAAGCATGTCCAATAGCCATGGATTGTCTCTGTATACACCCATCATCGCATTAGATATCGTATTGACAACCAACTCCTCAGCGTCGTCTTCTTTCAACGGACCGTTTGCTTGATTAAGACTAAATATATAAACCACCGCATGTAAAATCTCATGCCATGTAGTATTGCATCTTTCTTGTCCGACAAGTGCATCCTGAATATAAATTACTCCCTCTCTAGCTCTGTACTCCCCATAACTATCCGTCATGTCATCCATGATAAAATCAGGTCTGACATATTTTATTTTTATATTTCTGTATCCAACTTTAACTTCTTCTGGTCTACCATTTGCAGGCACAACCATGGACTCTTTTATTTTATTCTTTCTTTTTTCTGGCATTATTTTTTTGTTTCAAATAAATTTATTAGACCCCCGTCTTTATATCCAAGATAAGGACTTTGTCCTCCTGGCGCCAATACATTAGGCATCATTTCTAGTTTTCCATCATCACCTGCCATGCCTCTATAAAAATCCATAATACCTTCTAAAAACTCAGGACCGTCTCCTCTAGGCGGAACGGTTTTAGTTACACCTTCAGGATCAAGAACCTCTACCATATCTTGAATAGTTTCATTACCAAAACCAGTGGCTGCATTCATGCCCATGCTAAAAGTTAGGCCCTTACCAAACAAACCACCTGGCATAAAAGCTGCTCCAATTAGTGAATTAAATGCATCGCTTCCCATCTCTGATAAATTATCAGAATAAGATATTTGTTGCTTTTCTTCAGGAACACTATCTTCCGTCTCTTCTTGCGATTGTAAAGCTAACTGATTAAGTCTTTCAACTTCATTAGCGTAGGCTGTTTGTGCGTCCTGTCTATTTTGTAGTCCTTTTAAAGAAGCTAACAATGTCACGATACCCAAGGGTGCTAAGAAATCTGATTCCCTCATGGCCTAAATCCAAAACTATTTGTCGTAGGATCAAACTGAAATGAGCCTCCATAATTAGGAGTGAACGTCATTGTTTCAATCGGTGTCTCTTCTATAGGTGGTATTTCTTCAGGTAGTGTATTGATAAGACCTGACGAATCAATAGGTGGTCTGTTGCCTCCCTGATTGTTGTCTATGTCTGGAGCTGGACCAAAAAGAGATCCTAAACCAAAGTCAATACTTTTAGGATCTTTAATAGCATCCATTGTGTTATTAAAATCAGTTTTCATTGCATCCATCATCACGCCACCAAAATTATTTGACGGATCGTCGTCACCGTATGTGCCTCCTATTTGACCGCCTATAAAACCACCAAGAGGTCCGAACAAACCATATCCAATCGCTGTTCCCAAAAGACCTGCTAATGACATTTTTTGACTAAAGTAATCTTTTACTGCGTCTTTAAAACTTTTTTTATCTTTGTTGGCGGTGTTATTTGGATCGTTATTAAAACCACTTTCAGAAACATTGCCTAAGTTGTCACTTGGACCAATTCCTGGAGCAGTTGAAGCACCCCCATAATCAACATTACCGCTTGGCCCAACTGGTGATGAGCCAATTGAAACTCCTTGAGCTGCCGCTTCAGCTCTTCCTGCTCTTCCTGCATTCGGTCCTGCCTCTGATGCACTAGCTGCAGCACCACTCATTCCTGTTCCTGGATCGTTAAAGTTTGGAATACCCTCTGGACCAGGGTTAGGTGGATTACTACCATGTAAATCTAGTGCGGAAAGTAAGTCCGCTTCGTCAGGTGTTATGTAAGCAAGTTGTACTTTGTGATCACCTGCCCCATAAAATCTTGGTACGGGCTTGTTTAATAAATTTTCTGTAATTCCAAAAGTTCTTTGCTCTTGTTTGTTCATCATTGACCCTCAATGACGGTTGCTTTCATTTGTTTGATACCATCTTTGGCTAGTGAAACGCTTGCTCTAAGTTTGGCATGCTCATCATTTTGTTCTAGCTTGTCTTCTGCTATTTCTTTGTTCTGCATCATACGCATCATGTCCATGTTTGCTTTGTTCATGCCCTCTTCTTCTTTTCTTTGCTCTTCTCTAGCCTTTAAATCAATTTCTCTGTCTTTTAGTTTCAACAATGGATCATTTTCTATTTGGTTTAGCACCTCTCGCTCTGCTTTTGCGTAGTCTTCTGTAAATTCTGCAATCAAAACAGCTCTTCTAGACTCCATAAGTGTGTTTAATGACTCTAGATCACGCTGCATAGCCATCATTTGCGGACTTTGTTGTGCTTGTGGGCCCATTTGTTGCATCATTAACGCCATTTGCGCCTGCATTTGCTTTGTTTTTGCAATTTCTTCTGCAAATTCCATCTCAACTTGCTCTGATGACATCAAATTTATGTGCTCCATGCAATTTTGTTGTAAAAGTCCAAGTGCTTTTGGGTTATTTCGCACCATTGTCGTGCCCATAAACTGTAAATGCGCTCTCATGTGCGCTTGATGGTCTTGTTTTGGAAATGCTTGTATTTTTTTACCGTTCAGTGCCAAAATATTTTCACTCGCAGGGTCCAAAGGCTGCGGTTGTGGTGGTGGCGGTAGCAGACGATCAATATCTTTTACACCCAAGGCCTCGTACATGTGTCTGTATGCTTCGTATAGGTTGTGCATGCCAGGGTTTGACATCGCCATTTGTAGTTCTGTCTGCGCAACTGTAATTCTTTGAGTCTGTGAAAAGATGTTTGGGTCTGCGACTGGTATAATATCAACTCTTTGATCAAAGTCTGCTGCAAAAATTTGTCTTTGTCCTCCGACAATATCGTACGGATAAACTTTTGGTAGATAGACTGCAAAATTATCAGCTAGTAACATAAACTCACACTTCATTGCTGCGTATAATCTTTTGTGTATTGCAGACATAACCCGCGATCCGCGTTCCAATAACGCCATAGTCGTGCCCACTGCTGCGCTTTGATTGCCATCACCAACCTGCATGTCCGCGATTGACGCAAAACGTTGCCCTGCTTGTACGACCACGCCCATCAATTGAAGGAGCGTGCCACTTGGTTCTTTGAAAGGCAACGTCATAAACGCATCTTTTAAATTTCCACCAGGTGCATCAACATCACGGAACTCGCCCGGCTGCAACGGTTGAGCTTCGTCACGAACTCTGATGCCTCGTTGTTTAAATCCGGCTGGCAAATTAGACAAGGTGCCGGCGTCAAGAAGCTGTCTTAATGCTGCAGTTGCAGTTCTAGACAGACCGCCGATCATGTGGATTAAGCCAAAGCCGTAAAAACCAAGACCTGGTAAAAATTTAAAGTGAACAAAGTATTCTTTTTTCTTTTTCATCGGGTCCATCGGACCGTAGTTTCTTCTGATAGCTAAAACTTTTCCTGAGTCTTCATGAATAGTAACAATGTATGGAAGTCTAATTCCTGTCTCTTCGCCAGTTTCAGTTCTATCTTCAAATCCCTCTATGTCTAATTCACAATGACACTCTAAAAGAGTGTGGACATCATTACCGTTTGATTTTTCTACACCAGTAATCTCTTCTTTTTTGTCCTCAATGTCGTTGCCTTCGTAACCTGCTTGACCAAGATCAACGTCAGCATAAAAACCAGAAACCTGTTGTTTACGTAAATCGTTTTCTGACATCTTAATGACGTGAATAATTGTATCTGTATCTTCAAGAGATGTTGCATTGTATGACACCAACAAATCTTCAGCAGGCACAAACTTAGAAACCGTACGACCTAAAACAGAATCAAAATAAACTTTTTTAAATGTTGATCCTGCAAGAGGTAAGTTGAATAACATTTGATCAAACTCTGGTTCGTATTCTTTCATGTTAACCATGAGCTGATAATTCATAAACTCTTTGACTCTTTGTGACTGCTGCTCTCTTGCTTGATCTACCATACCAACAATCTGAGTTCTTACAGGTCCACCTGCTGGCAATAGTTCTTTGTAAGCTAGTGCTTGAAACTGTGTAACAGATTCAGCTAAAACTGGA